CGTTGTGGATTGGTTTCCCACCACGCACCTGATTTACAAGCAATCATTTCTTCATCATCTGCTGAGAATAAAGAGATAAGAGCTGCTCTACGAATACCACCTGCTAACACAGCATCCGCAATATGACATACCATATCGTGCACTTCAATTGCTGTTAATTTGTCACCATCAGATTTTGCATCTAAAATACCAGCTAACTTGATCAAACATTCTTTAAGTGGTTGTGGTCCTGGGGCTTTTCCTCCAGATGTTACTAAACGAGCTCCTTTTGCACGAATATCAGAAAAATCAAATATAAACGTAGAACCTCCTTCGAAGTATGACTTAATCAATGCTTTTACTGCATCTGCCCAACCTTCAATAGAATCAGCAATAAGAAACCTACGTGTTTTTTTAGCATTAGGTTTTCTAATTTCCGGTAATTTTTCAACATGATGTGTTTGCACCGAGTACCCAACTCCAGTACCGCCTAACAACAAGAACATAGCTTCACCAAATGCTCGATAATCATCGATTGGTAAGTATGCACAGTTATAAATTCGGTTAGGGGAGATTTCAATTGGTTTTCCGCCGAATTGCAAACTACGCATCGATGGTAATACTTTTTTATCATAAACAAATTTATATGCAGCTTCGATCTCGCTTCGCAATTGCGGATACTTCTTCTGATGCATTTCTTTGTTTCTTGTAACTAATTCTTCCCAAGTTTCACGCCGATTGTGCTCAGGAAGATACTTGGCGTATTTCATATACACCGTAATTTCACTCAAAATTTTGTTTGAAATCTCCATTTTTGTAATCTCCTTGTTGTTAAATATAAATGTTTTTAGACAAAAAAAGGACCGAATTTTGGTTCGGACCTTATTTCATATAAATATGTTTTTATCCTAAAGTTCCACCCAGATCTTTAAACTTTTGGGCTAAATTTTTCTTCATTATGTTTTCACCAGTTTTCATAACTTGGGTAGTCTGTTTACCTTGTGTCGTTTGTGGTTCGAAGAATTGAAACTGCCCATTGTTTGTGTTAATTTTACTAGGTAATGTTATACCATCTGGACCAAAACGATTCTTAATAACATGGCCTCTACCAGTGCCTGACATTTTATCTTCAACCTTACGTGACAATGACATTAAGAAGTCTGCTACCATCACTTTACCATATGATGATGCAATCTTATCTGCTTCAATAACATCCTCTTCTAACGCACTTCTACCTGCTTGAGACGCAGTCCATACTGGAATAGTATATTCTCCTGCCATACCTCGTAGCTCCTCGTATAGTTCTTCTAATGCCTCGTGCTTATCCTTCTTTGCATTGATTTTCAACAAGTCACCGTAATCCACAATAACTAATGCTGGTGTTTTTCCGAGCATCATGGTTTTTTCTAAATGAGCTTTGATACCCATTACGCCTACTGACTTGGTAGGGAAATACTTTACAATCAAATCACCATGAAGTGATTTCATTTTCTCTTCAACGGTTTCTTGATGATTCTTAAGGCTTTGAGCATTGATACCTGTTAATACCGAGTCATAGCGCTGGCCTACATAGTTTTCATTTAATTCTAATGTGTAATGTATAACTGTATGCCCGGCTTTTACTGCATTAGCTCCAATATTAATAAGCATCCAGGATTTACCAATACCCGCTGGCGCCATTACAACACCTAATTCGCCGGGTGCTAATCCACCATCCATTAAATCATCAATAACATCCCAACCGGTTGTGATTGTATGACGTGATGCTTCGGCATATCGAGCTGCAATATTAACTTTATAATCTAATCCAATATTAGTATCAGCACCTGCTTTCATTGCAGTGTCAATTTTGCTTTTAATTTCATCATAACTTCCTCGTTGCAACAAGGAAACCGATTCCATTATAGCTCGTTTTATTTCTTGATTTTTACAGAAGTTAAGAATCTCATCTTTAACGAATGTTAAATCATCAGATTCCATAAAACGAAATACGTCTTTAAGCTGTTCTAATATTGCTGCCTTTAATACACCTTCAGTACCTTCCGTGCTTAATTCTGTTAATTTAACCTTCAATACATCTTTTGTCGGTGGTGTCTTGTATTCTCGAAAGTGTGTTAATACAACATCTAACAGCCAGTTATTTGCATCAGACTCAAAGTATTCTGGCCGTATTATATCTGCAATTTGTTGTAAAAATATTCTATCGGTGAACATGGCAGCGAGTACTTTTACTTGAAAGCCCCAGCCATATTCGCTTAATTTATCTGTCATGTAACAATAATATTAAAATACATCTGTATATCCAAATTATTTTTTGTTTGTTTGCATTGCAAATGCATTCAATGAAAGCCAAGTATTGTTCAACCAATCCGGAAGATTCTTCATTGTGGTCCACATTTTATCTTCCATGAATAATCTTTGAAATTCCAGTTTATTCAATGTTGGCACTGGTTGTTGCATAATGCCACGAATAACAGAAGTACTCTGAGCTGGAATATCTAATAACTTAATATTCATTAACCGGTAATTTCTATCAATAACATGTTGATTGTCTAGTATTTTACCATATGTTTTAGATTCGTTTAATTTTTGTTTGCATGTATCAAACAGCATATCCAAAGTAAATTCATCAGAATCTGCTAATTCAGGCAATGTCTTTAAAATGGTTTTAGGACCTATTCCAGGTACTCCTTCAATGTTATCAGAGGTATCACCTGTAAATGTTCGATACACGACATAGTTATTAGGATGAACACCAAACTCTTCTAGTAGCATGGCTTCATCATACATTTTCTTTTTAATCGGCGACCATACTTGTATCACAGGACTTATGAGTTGATAGAAATCTCTATCCGTAGAAACAATGGTAATCTTTTTGCATACATCCTGATATGTATTTGCTAAATAGGCAATTGTGTCATCTGCTTCAATGCCATCAATAGCAATAAATGTTACCGGCAGATTATCTAGATAGGATACTAATCTGCTAAACTGATATCGCATTGCTTCTTGTTCATCTTCGATAGTAGCAAATTGCTGATGGTCATGACGTCTCAATCTGGTTTTATTAGCTCGGTTTGCTTTATAATCACCATGTATCTTTTTGCGACGAGCAGAGCCTCCTCTACCGTCAAACACAATAACTACCCGTGATGGTTTAAAGTCTCGTATTGCTTTACCTATAGAAAACAAGAATCCTGTGATTCCTCCTATGTGATCTCCATCTTCATTTGTGGATGGGGTCGCTCCAAAAGCCCTAATGAAAGTATTCAATCCGTCAAAAATCATGAGGTGATCATTAATATTTGACGGACCGTTTACCTTTTCTTCTTGTAACTTTTTGAATAGCTGTTGATACTTATTCATTAGCCTTCTTCGTCTATAACTGTTTCATCAATTACTACATCATCGATTCCGCCATCAATTCCCGCTTGATACTTGAAAATATAGGCGTCACAGATTCTGTTGTATAATCGATCTTTTACTTCTTTGTTTTGAATTACTTTGTCAACAAAGTTCTTCGATTGAAATTTAATTTCGCCAAACACTTCGCCGGTATCAGGATCTACATCTTCCAATGTATAATGAGCACCTGCTTGTTTAACTAAATCAAACTTTTTCATGATTTCTAACCAACCACCATAATTGTCAATACCTGAATCGTAATAGATATCATAATTCACTTTTCGGTGTGGAGGACCCATTCGGTTCTTAACGACTTGCACTTCAGTTTTACTTCCAACTACTTGTTCAACACCATTAATCTTTGCTTTGATCATCCCGGTGTTTTTTAATCGCAGTCTTACCGATGCATGAAATGGAATAGCTTTACCGCCTGAGGTTGTCCAAGCATCACCAAATGATACTCCTAGTTTAGTTCGTAACTGATTGGTAAAAATCAAACAAATATTTTCACGAGCAATCCAATTGGTAACTTTACGCATTGCTTTTGAAAGTATGATTGATTTACTAGTAGCATACCCATCCTTATCATATTCAGCAGCCATTTCAATTTTTGTGGATGCACCCATTACTGAGTCAACTACAATTGTAACTAATCGATCTTTGTTTGACTTTCTAACCTGTTCAACAATTGTTTCAATAGTTTCAAAAATTTCTTCAATTGTTTCTAACGGAACATAAAGCATTGTCTTAAGATCAACACCGATAGCTTGCAAAAATTCAGTGCTAGTAGCTGATTCAGTATCAATATATACTGCTAACCCACCTTTCTTCTGTGTTTCTGCCAATGCGTGGGATGCTAACAATGATTTACCAGAAGCTTCTAGTCCAGTAATTTCAGTAATCCGACCTACTGGGAATCCTCCGTTCGGTCGGTTTGAAATTGCCAAGTCGAGTGAATCGCAACCAGATGAAACCCAATCTTTAACATTGCTAGGTGCATCATCATCGCCATCTAGAAAGAATGCAGTTTTTAATGCTTGCCCCTTAAATTGCTTGTTAATACTATCTGCTAAGGTACTTGCGAGAGCATCTTCCAGTTCTAGTTTGCTTTTACTCTTTGCCATTTATAACTCCTTAATTGAAAAGATCATTGAATGCAGATGCAACGTCATCAACTTTACCGGGTGCTGGCTTTGATGATGCCTTTGGTGCTGGGACAGCCTGTGCTTCTTCTTCGGCGTCAACATCTGAATCTGCATTTTCTGGATTCATCCATTCTGTTAGTGCAGCTTCAAGTTCTTCATACGTAGGCTCGGGGAAGATATCAGTGATTTGTGGCTGATTCATAATCTTTTCAGCAACTGCTTTATCATCCGTAGCAGGTTGTGTATTTGGTTTTACTCGAATTGATGTTTTTGGAAACGCTCCGCCTTCTGCTGGAGTAAATTCTACATCAATATCACGCCCATTCATAAGATCCGTAATATCACCATAATCTGGATCGGAAATGATAGAAAGAAGTTCTGTGTAAATTGTTTTACCAAATCCCCAAAATTTAACTCCTTCGGATTCTTTACCTCTAACGATAACCGGGACATATGTCCTCATTTTAGGTTCGATTTTACGACCCATGATCCATTCATCTTTGTCGCCAGTCTTTTTCAATTTATCAGAAAATTCGACAATTGGATCAGCATTGCCAAATGATACTGGAGAAAGCATTGAACGCTTACCAATGTCATAATGGAAATACAATTCTAGAAATGGATTTTCTTTGCGATGTACG